GCCAAGGGGGAAGGGCGGCGGCGGCTCAGGTGGTCGTCGCGGTTACAGTCGCGGGCGACCCGCGACGAACGCAGACTAGCGCCGCATCTCCCCCGCCCGCCAGACCCGACGATGTCCAGGGCACGCCTTATCTCGTTTCTTTTCTTCGCGTTTGCCTGCCTGGCCAGTTTGATCTCAGTGGCCGTCTGGACAGGTCAGTCGTGAACACCGGCGCCGGGAGTCATTCGGGAGGCCACCGTTTCCGCCTGGGTGCGACTCGTGTCTTCCGTGTCGCGGCGGCGTTGACCGCCGCCTGGAACGCCGCCGTGTCATCGGTCACGCCATCGCCCACCGCGCCAAAATCCCTGACGTTGGGCACCACGCGCCAGACCCGCCAGTCGACCGGCGGCGGGTGCAGCTCGTGCCAGTCCCATGCGCTCACCAGCCACCGCGCCAGCGGGAGGGGCACCGGAGCCGTCCCACGCGCCCAGCGGATGGGTAGCCCACTGTCACACCGCAGACGACGCGCGAGGTGCCTGTGCGACCACCCCAGGGCTTCCAGGGCGGCACTGAACTCGGCGGGGGTCATGCGAGCAGCTTCGCCAACGCGAACCCGGCGCCCATGAACGCAGCCGCCGCCGTGACCACCGTCGCCACGATCTGCCACGGCTTCCACGCGATGTCCTGACGCGGGCCGCGCAGTTGCTCCTGTCGGTACTCGATGTCAGCTAAAATGAGATCCCATTTCGCCCGTTGCATCTGCTCGGGCGTCGGTGCCGCCGTCGTGGCGCTCATGTCATGTCTCCCGTGTGCGCTGAAATGAAGGGCGGGGCACGAGGCCCCGCCGGAGGGTCAGGCGGCGCCAGAGCCGCCGCAGGTTGGTGATGCGTGTCTTTTCAACCGCCAGCATGGCGGCGATACCGGCTTCAATCTCTTCCATCGAGGGGTTGGTGTCCCCGAAAAGCTCAGTGAGGTAATCGGTCATGTCCGTGTCTCCTTGTTGATAACGACAATATGCTGACACTGATGACGGCGCGCTCGTACAAACCCATGAGACGTCCGCAAACCTCCGTTTGATCAGCAGGCCGGCGCGCGTTTTGCCGCGTTAATCGCTCGATCTGACCAGAAATCCGGGCGGTCAGACCAGAATCCATCCAAAAACCACGATTAACACCGCCAACTTACCCAACAGCATCGCTGAGGTATCGCATCGCCTAACCCGTTGATTTCGCGCGCACGGTATTGACACGCACAGGAGTCCATGTGGTAGCCGTTTGGTATACCAACCTGAAGTTGCGTCCATGATCTGCTATCAGGATTTCTGAGCGGTGGCGCGCTTTAAGCCAGGACAATCCGGCAACCCCAGCGGGAAACCGAAAGCCCTCGCGGACGTCATTGAGATGGCGCGGCTGCACTCCAATGGCCATGCTCACTCTGGCTGACATCGCCCGCAGTAAGGAGGAACCCACAGCGGCGCGCGTGGCCGCCTCGATCGCATTACTTGAGCGTGGGTGGGGTAAACCGGTGCAGCCCATCGACGCCGACATCAACATGCGCGCGAGCTACGTCATTCGCGCGCCATCGGCTATCGAATCAGCCGAGCAGTGGCTTCGACTGTACGCGCCAGCCGGCACGGTCGAGCCCGTCACGATAGATGACGATGGAAACACCTGACGCGGACGGTCGGCTGACCGCGTGGTGCCCGCAACCAGGGCCGCAGGCGGCGTTCGTCGATTGTCCGGTGTTCGAGTGTTTCTTCGGTGGAGCACGCGGTGGCGGCAAGACCGAAGCCGTCATCGGCGAGTGGGCGATACACGCCGCGCAGTATGGTGTTGATGCCATCGGCCTGATGATCCGCCGCACACGCGTTGAACTGGACGAGACGTTCGAGCGGGCCAAGTCGATCTATACCAAGATCGGTGTTCACGCGACCTACAATCCGCGACGTTTCATATTTCCCAATGGTGCCCGCATTACTTATGCTTACCTCGAACGCGACACCGATGCTGAGTCGTATCAAGGCTGGTCAACGACGCGCGTCTATATCGAGGAAGCGGGTAACTTTCCCTCGCCGGCTCCGATCCTGAAGTTGATGGCCACGTTGCGTAGTGGTGCCGGCGTGCCGGTTGGCATGCGCCTCACCGGCAATCCTGGCGGCAGCGGGCACCAGTGGTTGCGCTCGCGCTACATCGATCCGGCGCCGCTGGGTTGGCGTGTATTGCGCGATGAAACGGGGTTGGAGCGGATCTACATCCCCTCGCGTGTGGCCGATAACGCATACCTCGGTCCCGACTATGTGCAGCGGCTTCAGGCGTCTGGATCGCCTGAATTGGTGCGGGCATGGTTGTTCGGTGACTGGTCAGTCGTTTCGGGAGCGTTCTTTCCCGAGTTCAGCGCCGACCGGCACATCATCATGCCGCGCGCGCTGCCCGATCACTGGGCGCGGTTCCGCTCGTTCGATTGGGGCAGCGCCCGGCCGTTCGCGGTGCATTGGTTCGCGGTCAGTGACGGCAGCCTGCCGGACATCGCGCGCGGCTGCCTCGTTTGCTATCGGGAATGGTACGGCATGAAGCCGAACGAGCCGAACGTTGGGCTACGCCTGACGGCGGAACAGGTCGCCGAGGGTATTCGGGCGCGCGAGCGCGACGATCCCAAACCCGCCAACGGCATGATGATCGGCGTGGCTGATCCGGCGATCTTCTCCGAGGACGGCGGGCCAAGCATCGCATCCCGCATGACCCAGGCGGCGCGCATCGTGTTCCGGCCGGCGGACAACAAACGCGTGCCACAGCGCGGCGCGATGGGCGGTTGGGATCAGGTGCGTTCCAGGTTGGTCGGTGATGGCGACGGCAACCCGATGGTCGTGTTGTTCTCGACGTGCCGGGATCTGATCAGGACGTTACCCGCGATGCAGCATGATGCGAGCAGAGCCGAGGATATCGATACGGAGTCGGAAGATCACGCGGCGGACTCGTTACGATATGCGCTCATGAGCAGACCATACGTTCGCGATATGGAAAAGCAGAAGCCGCGCGACAGTTGGGACGCGGCGTTCAATCGTGACGAAGGCGAAGTGCGGGACTGGAGGGTGGCGTGATGACCAGTCGCATGAAACGGGGACAGATCAGGGGACTGACTGCAGATCGCTTGATAACTAGCGGAAAAGCGTCAAATTGGGCGGATGTATCATCCGCCGGAGGGGATTAATGACTGACATTCGCACATTGTCAGGCGCTGAGTTTCAGCGCGAAGTCGGCACCGACGTGGACAAGTGGACCGACGCGGCGATGGCGGCGGCCGAGGATCTGGGCTTCACCGTCGAGCGCGAGTGGCTGCGCTCGTTGTTGGCCGATGCGATGGAGGCGGCGCGCAAGGGCCGCATTGACGACGTGATCAACTATCAGCGACGGGGGACGGAATAATGCCAGCGACAGCGACGGGACGGGGCGCTCAGGTCGTGATCGATCCGTTGAGCAATACCGCGAAGGCAATCCGAGGCGCATATGCCGCCACGTACGAGGCCAACGCGGCCAAGGTCGCCGCTGATGTGCTGGCGGGCCTGCAATCGGACGGTAGCCGATCGGACGGCACGACCAGCACTGGCGGCCCCGCCGTGGACATCGACGTAAACCCGGCGGCGACCGCGAACATCAGCTCGATCGTGCTCGGGGCCAGCGGTTCGCCGACGATCGCGGCCGGTACGGGGGTCGCCGCCGGTACGCAGCCATCCGGTAGCATTTGGGTGCGTACCGATGGGGCGGCTGGCGCGCGGCTCTACGTGAGCCAGGGCGGTGGTACCTGGATAGCGATCGCGGCCGTATGAGTCAGTCGCTCTACCCCGACCAGCCGACCGCCCCGGAGGCCGCCGAGGCATCGCGACCAAAGGGTGGGCCGGGGATCGCGGACGACCGTTACCCGCGCGACCTGGACGACCTGCACGCGCGACAGGTCCAGTGGTTCGAGGACAGCGAGATGGCAACGGCGGATGGCCGCCGTATGTCGCAACGCGATCGCGATTACAAAGACGGCTACCAATGGTCCTCCGCTGAGAAAGAAGCACTGAAGGCACGCGGTCAGCCGGAAATCACCATCAATAAGATCGCCGATAAAGTCGAACTGATGTGTGGCCTCGAGCGCAAGTCGAGGACCGACCCAAAAGCATTCGCCCGCAACCCAACCGACGAGGACAAGGCCAACGCCGCGACGCAGGGGCTTCGTTACATTTCCGACGATAACAATTTCCCCCTGATCCGATCGGACGTTTATGAAAGCCTGATGGTCGAGGGCGCTGGCGGCGCCGATCTGGCGCTGGAAGATGACGGTCAGGGTGGCGCTAACATCACCATAACTCAGGTGCCGTTCGATCGACTGTTCTGGGATCCGCACAGCCGCCGCCTCGACTTCAGCGACGCGCGCTACAAAGGCATTGTCATCTGGCTGGATCGCGATCAGGCATACGAGATGTGGCCCGATGCGGAAGACCTGATATCCGATACGTTCGCGACGCAGACCGGCAGCTACACCGACCGGCCGCATGATATCGTCTGGTGCGACAGCAAGCGCGAGCGTGTCCGCATCGTGCAGATGCACTGGCAGGAGCGGAACGAATGGTGGGTCTCGACCTTGACCCGCGTAGGTTTCCTGGCGGAACCGATGAAGTCGCCATTTCGGGGTAACAAGGGCAAATCAACCTCCGGCCTCATCATGGCGTCCGCGCACGTCGATCGTGAGAACAATCGTTACGGCATGGTCCGCAATCTCATTTCCGTGCAAGACGAAATCAATAAACGACGCAGCAAGGCGCTGCATCTTCTGAGCGTGAGGCAGGTCATCGCGGAAGATGGCGCGGTCGCGGATATCGACAAGGCGCGGCGGGAAGTGGCGAAGCCGGACGGGTATATCTCCATCAATCCCGGCATGAAGTTCGAGATACAGGAAGGCGGGGAGTTGGCTCAGGGCCAGTTCAAATTGCTGGAACACGCGACGGCGGAAATGCAGGCGTCGGGACCGAACGCGGCGATGAGCGGCACCGATCCACGCGAACTGTCGGGCCGGGCCATTCTGGCGCAACAGGCGGGCGGCGCCGCGACCCACGAGCCGATCGCCGATACGCTGCGGATGTGGTCGCGGACGGTCTACGAGGTCGCCTGGATGGCCGCGCGTCAGTATTGGACCGCTGGCCGTTTTGTTCATGTGACGGACGATCTTGGCTCGACGAAATACGTCGGCATCAATCAGCCGGTGCGGCTCATGGACGAACTGGCGGCGATGCCGGAGCAGCAGCGCGCGCAGG